TAACATTTCTCACATTTCTTTTACACCGCGTAACAAAAAGGACTTCCCCCTTTTACATATCTCTGTGCGCAGGCTGTTCCCCCATACCGTCTGAGAGCTACTCATAACTAAGGATATCCTAACCCGTTATTTAGTTAATACTCCACACCATTCATTTTCACCAAAAGTTTACACACATTTATTTTATTTATTTTTGTAAACTTTTCCGATTTTCGTCGAATAGAGAGAGTATACTCTCAATACTCCTCACTCTTATTTATACTCTAACTCACTCTCCTCTCTAACCTCTCTCCCTACTCTCTATTTTAAAAGGAAGAATAATAACTGTAAGTTAAGTATGACCTTCCCTGAAGAATGCCTCTTTCAGTGTAAAAAAGAAGAGTAGTTGAAATAAGAATGACTCTCCCTGAAGTAAATAAAGAAGTATGTACTTATCCTTTCAGCGTACCCTACTCCGTAGGTATGACCCTCCCTGAATCACATCTACAGTGTATCCCTTCTTTTCTCAGTGTTCTCTTTTCTTTTATCAGCGTACACTACTCAATGGTGAGGGTATCCTTAGTTTTTTAATATATTGGAGAAACATAAAATATGTATGATGAAAGATGTGAATTAGAAAAAGAAGAACAAATTCTTTCTCTTATTGAAAAAGAAGAAGTAGATGTATTAGGTCGTAGTTTAACTAATGGTCGTTTTGTTAAAGGCAAGGCTAAGCCAGGTCCTGGTCGACCTAAAGGCTCTCGTAATAAGATGACTAACCAAATGCTGACTCGTGTATTTGAACGAAGTGAACATGGTCAATCTATGGAAGAAATAATGATGAATATCGCACAGTCAGATGAGATGCCACCTGAGCTTCGATTCAAAGCTGCTAAAGCTGTAGCTGATTTAGTGTATCCTAAAGTTGCTTCTGTTGATCTTAAGATTGATGATCTAGAAGAGAAGTCAATTGAACAAATTGATGACCAACTAAAACAACTTATTGCACTGGCTTCAAACAGGGACGAATAGGCCTCTAGGAAGCCCTCTAAGGGGTGTTAAGTTTATTATTGAGTATTTACCTATTATCTTCTTAATACCTCTTAAAATAGCTTATATTAATTATTTTTAATTATTTTTGTAAACTTTTTGAAAAACTGTCGAATAGTATAAAAAGAAACAAGAGGGGCATGGTGTTAATGGTAGCATGCCGGATTCCAAATCCGTTGGTCTGAGTTCAAATCTTAGTGTCCCTGCCAATCTGATGTAGTAGGAAAATTGGTAACCCCAGAAGACTGTAAATCTTTCGCCTACGGGCATTGTTGGTTCAAGTCCAACCTACATCACCAAATTTAAGCACCGCTAGCTCAATAGGATAGAGCAACTGCCTTCTAAGCAGTAGGTTACTGGTTCGAGCCCAGTGCGGTGTGCCAGAACAAAAAGGAGAGTTGGCCGAGAGGCTTAAGGCACCATCTTGGAAAGGTGGCGACGGGAGACCGTCCATGAGTTCGAATCTCATATTCTCCGCCATATTTAAAGGAAGGTTGGGTGAGTGGTTTAAACCAGTTCCCTGCTAAGGAACCGCATCTTAATAAGGTGCCATCAGTTCGAATCTGATACCTTCCTCCATAAGATTAAAGTAATGGGGTATTATGACTGATTTAAGTATTGTTTGTGTGTTAGACCGTTCTGGTTCTATGAGTAACATAATGACGGATATGATTGGCTCTTTTAACGCCTTTATTGACGAACAAAAGAAAACAAAAGAAGATATTGACGTAACTCTGGTTTCGTTCAATTGGCGTGAAGAGTCAATCTTCAAAAACATCCCTATCAATGAACTACCTGAGCTAACCTTAGAAATGGTTAAGCCTATGGGTGGTACTGCTCTCTATGATGCTTTAGGCATCGCAATACTTTCTTCTAATAATCCAAATACAATCGTACTAATACAAACTGATGGAGAGGAAAACTCCTCTAACACCTTCGATAATAAAGTCATCAAAGAGATGATTAAACAGAAAGAAAAACTAGGTTGGAAGTTTGTGTTTATCGGTTCTGATTTGGATTCATTCTCTGTTGGCTCCAAGTTTGGAGTTTCAGCATCTAGTTGTGTTAACTTAAGCGGCAATGCTTCATTCGATGCTGTTGACTCTGTTGGTGTCTTCGGTGCTCGTGGTCCTAAGGGTCCCCAAGGTGATATGGGTGCTTACGGTACAGTATTGAATTCTGCTGTTAACCACTATAAAACCACTAATTAAATAAATGAGTGTATATCGTATAATGGTCATTACCTCAGCCTTCCAAGCTGATGATGTGGGTTCGATTCCCACTATACGCTCCAAATAAACAAGGCCTACAATTATGGATTGTTGTACAGAAGAAGGTGCTTTAAGTGCTGCACTAGGACTTAAGAAGACTTCTAAAAAAATTGAAAAAGCACAGAGGTCTAAGCCTCGTATTGTTAAGAAGAAACGAATGGCTAAACTAAAAGGTGGAGGTATTGATAATGCTATCCAAGCACTCACTCACTGATGTTTACGTTAATGATAAACAAGAGGTTGTAATGGTTTACCGAATTACACCAAGAGAGGTTAAGTTTGTCATAACACCTATGAAAGAAGCTATTAAGCTTAAGAAACACTTAAATGAGATTTTGTAAGATATGAATATAGATGATTTAGATTTATCTTCCTTGGATTTATCTAAACTTTCTGTCGATCAGAAGCTGGAGCTACTTCGGCTTCTTGACGAGAGGGATAAGTTTTGGAAGTATAACAAGGTTAAGCTTTTCAAACCTTATCCTTTTCAAAAAAAGTTCTACGCAGCAAGTAAGACTTACAAACGACGATTCCTTTGTGCGGCTAACCGTGTAGGGAAGAGTTTTAGTGAGGCTGCTGAATTTGCTTGGCATGCAACGGGTTTATACCCTGAAGATTATGATGGGTTTCGTTTCATTAAGAGTGAGATGAAAACTGCTGATGGTCGAGCTGCTCCTCATGACTTGATCATGTGGTGTGTTGGTATTACTGGTGACTCTACTCGTAAAGTTCTACAAAAAGAATTGTTCGGGACGGAGATGGCAAAAGATACAGACATGCTAGGGACTGGTGCCATTCCAAGGGATTGCATAGACTTTGATAAACTAGAAAAAGACGGGAACATTATTAAGATTGTGAAAGTTAAACATCACGATCAGAATGGTGTTTTTGATGGGTACTCTACTATTGAGTTCCGTTCAACCATGGCTGGTGAGCACGTATTGATGGGTTCAACTTGTGATTATATCTGGTTAGATGAAGAAGACCCTTTTAGGTCCATGCAGATATATGCACAGTGTGTAACTCGTACGGCAACAACAGGCGGGCACGTAGTTATTACGGCAACTCCTGAGAATGGTTTGAGCGAATTAGTAGATGCTTTTATGAAGAATAAAGAAGGTGCTTTGTACTTTCAAAATGCCACTTGGGATGATGCTCTCCACTTAACTGACGAAGTTAAGAAAGAGTTATTAGCATCTATTCCAGCATGGCAACATGATATGCGTAGCAGAGGGATTCCGATGATGGGCTCAGGTTTGATTTATGATGTAGCTGAAAAAGAAATTGCTTGTACTCCTTTCGATATTCCAGATCATTGGAGAAGGTTAGCAGCTGTGGATATTGGGATTGATCACCCAACAGCAGTTGTATGGAGTACATACGATGCAGGAACAGATACTATTTATATATACGATGCATATTCTGAGTCAGGGAACATACCTGCATTACATGCAACAGCTATTAATGCAAGAGGTAATTGGGTCCCAGTCGTACTACCCCACGATGCAGACAATACAGAAAGAGGTTCTGGTAAGACCGTACTATCTTACTACGAGGAAGCAGGTGTCAATTGTTTAAAGGATACATTCTACAACCCTCTAGATTTTACAGGAAAGAAGAACAACTTTGTTGAGCCAGGCATCATGGAATTGCTACAACGTATGAAGACAGGTCGCTTAAAGATATTTTCTAATTGTGGTGCTTTATTTGAAGAGATTAGACGTTACCACCGCAAGGAAGGGAAAATCGTTAAGAAAGAGGATGACTTGGTTGATGCGATGCGATACTCCGCACTATCTGTTATGAATCGCGGTGTTTCTGCGGGAGAAGCTTCTCGTGGGTACAATGCGGCGTACGAAGATAACTGGGAAGGTTTTAATAAAAATTACTAGAAAAAAGATAAGGATTGGACATTATGAGTTGTGAACAAGTAACAGGGAATGTTATAGCAACAGAAGAGCAGCTGGATGAACTTAATGTCCAACTCGGTACATATAATAACGCTGCACTTTATTACCATGAAGGTGAGATGGGTGTAAGGGCTATTGAGGCTTGGAAGTATTACTACGGTGATTTACCAGAGCCTACTACCAAAAGCTCAAGTAGTTGGGTAGACCGCACTGTATGGGAATCCTGTAATGGTGCTCTACAAGAACTAATGAGTGTGTTTACTACTGGTGAGAATGCAGTTCGTTTTACGCCTTATAATAGCGAAGATGCGCTAGCAGCTGAAGCAGCTACTCGAATGGTTAATGATGCCATCTTGAAAGATAACAGAGGATACAGAGCTTTTCATGACGTATTTAAAGAATCATGCGTAATTAGAAACTCTTGGATTAAACGATACTGGAAAGAGGGTTATGAGACTACAACGGAATCGTTTGTAGATCTTACACCAGAAGAGCTGTCTTTATTTATAGGTCGATATGACGAAGAAGATATCATTGCAATAAATATAGAAGAAGATGTAGAAACAATGTTATCTAAAGGTGATATGACTTTCCAACAATACCAAGAAGGTGTAGTTGTAGAGTATGTACCCTTTGAACAAGTTATTGTTGAACCTAATGCAGTGTCTCTAGAAGATACGAACTACCTAGCTCACAGGGTACGTAAAACAAAAGATGAACTATTGGATATGGGTTTTGACCCAGAAACAGTAGAGAATCTACCAATCACAACAGCTATGCTGACAGAAGGTGTTATTACTAACGAACGTTTTGATAAAATGCTTCCTTTAAATGTAAGTGACAACTTTAATATTGGTGATGAGAAAGCAGATAAAGTCTGGTTATATGAAAACTATATCCGTACTTCTGCTATCAGTGGAGAATTGGAATTACTTCAAGTTTTCTCTGTGCATCAGCAAATTTTAGAGGTAAACCGAGTTAATGATATTCCTTTTGAAACTATAACGCCATTCCCGATCCCTGGATCTATTTTTGGTGAATCTATTACAGACATCACAAAAGATATTCAAGATCTTAATTCGTTCTTGATTCGTGGTATTATCGAAAACACTTTTAATGCTAACAACCAACGTTACCTAGCATTGAAGGGCGGCTATGATCGTCGCTCGCTTTTAGATAATAGACCTGGTGGTGTTGTGGAAATTAACACTATGGGAGCTATCAACCCATTCCCTTATCACCCACTACCTCAAGCATCTTTTTCTTTATTAGAAATAATGGAGCAGAAGAAAGAGGCTCGTACAGGTGTGACTAAGTTGGGTCAAGGTTTAGAACCTGGTGTATTACAAAATGACAACGCTTTTGCTACAGTTAATACAATGATGACTGCTGCTCAAAACCGATTAAGAATGATTGCAAGAAACATCGCAGAGGAAGGCATGAAACGTTTGATGCTATCTGTATATCGCCTTATTCGTGAGAACGGAAAGAACCCTATTGTTATTGATACTGGTAAGGGTCGTGTAGAGTTATTACCAAGTCAGCTACCTCCTAGAGAGGATATGGTAGTTGCTGTGGCAGTTGGTGCCAATGAGAGAAAGGAAAGGTCACAAGCTTTATCTAGTGTCCTACAAATGTTCCAAAACACACCAGCACTACAAGGGTTCATGCAACCACAAAATGCATACTATTTAGGGACTCAGTTACTCGAATCTATGGGTATTTATGATGTTCAGAATTATCTGACACCACCTGAGCAAATCCCACCACCTCAACCTAACCCTGTAGAAGAAATGAATGTACAGAACTTGGCGGAGATGATTAAGAAAACACAAGCGGAAACGCAGAAGATTATTTCTGATATTACAGAGACACAACAGAAACTACAGTTTGAGCAAGTTAAGACGGCAGATGAATTTAATATGAGAAGAGAGGAATCACTGTCTAAGCAAGATGAAGCAGCGGATAAGATGTCAATAGAAGAACGCAAACTTCAACTTCAACAGCAAGAACTTATGTTGAAAGAACGTGAACTAGAATTGAAGAGACAAGAGATTCTGATTGAAGCCCAATTAGAAGCTAAACAGAAGCGTGGAGTAGGTCTTGGTGGGTCTTAATGAATAGAATTAAACTAGCTATGAAAGTCAGGCACCTATTAGATGATGGTGCGTTTGATTACATTATTAATGAAATAAAAAATGATATTGCTCTGGAGATAGTAAATTCTCAAACACAAGATGTGGAAAAGAGGGAGGATTTATACATGCTTGCACAAGCATTGAAATGTCTAAACGGAAAGCTTCAAGAGTATGCTAATATCGAAGATAACTTTAATTTGGAGTAATAGAATATGGAAACTCAAGAAATGTCAATCAACCTTAACGACATGTACATCGAAGATGGTGATTTTGCTTTTGATGAACTAGAAGATGGTTTATCTGATGCACAAGTGGAAGATGCTAGTTTAGGTATTGAATCTGTAGAAGCAGAAGATCTTTATGACGAAGGCGATGAAGTTTTTGGTGATGAAGAATCTGAAGAAGCTACAGAAGAAGAATACGAAGAAGAAGAAGAATACGAAGAAGAATATGAAGAGACTGAAGCGGCTGAAGAAGTTGAAGAAGACTCTGAAGAGGAAGTGGACTTTGAAGAATACGACGTTACCTTACCTAATGGTGATGTTATTAAGCTGCATGAAGCAATCAGTGGCTACAAATCTGCACAAGAGTTAGTAGCAGACCGTGAAGCTTTTGAAGCTGAGAAACAAACTTATGACCAAACTAATTCTGGTTTTAAACGAATTCTGGATTTAGCTAAACTAGAAGCTCAACGTGTTATTGAAGATTACGATGGTTTTGATTGGGCTACACTTTCCCGTGAAGACCCTCAAGCTTATGTAGAGAACCGCGAGTTCTTAGATAAATACAAAGCTCGTCACAAAGAAATTGTAAATGAAATGGGCGCTCTAGAAGAGAAACTAGAAGCAGAAAAACGTGAAGCTGTACAAGTTAAAGCATATGCTGCTAATGAAGCTCTTACTCGTGATATTCCTGGCTGGAATAAATCTATGTATGTTGAGCTAATGACTTATGCAGTAAAAGAATTAGGTATGGAAGAAGAATCAGTAACAGCTAGTGTTGACGCTGGATTCTTCAAAGCCTTACATATGGCTCGCCAACTACAACAAGGTAAACAAACTGTCAAAGCTAAGATTAAGCGTGTTGGTAGTAAGTCTCCTAAGAAAGTTGTTAAGGCAGCTCCTAAAACAAATAAACCTGTTAGCACGCAGAAAGCACATCTTAAACGTAAGATTGAATCAGGTCAATTTGATGAATCTGATCTAGGTGATGCATTCAGCATGTTAGAGGATTAATAAACATTCTTAACTGAGTGGTGTTTTATTAATTAAGTCGTGGGATGAAGGTGTACTAATCCTAAGATTCCCACGCACTTTCCTCAGCACTCAGTTAGAATCCTATAAACAATGGAGTGGTGAATGACAGTTCTAAAATCCTATGATCTAAATGGCCAGAAACTAAGTTTCGCTAATTGGATCTCAAACCTATCCCCTCAAGATACACCTTTCACATCAATGACTAAGAAAGAGTCAATTGATCAAACCACTTTCCAATGGCAAACAGACGCTCTTGAGAAAGCTGGCGATAACGCTAAACAAGAAGGTGGTAAATCCACTGAAGGTTCTATGCGTACTACCTCGATCAAAGCCAATATCACACAAATCCTTCGTAAGACTGTGAAAGTATCTGATACTGCTAATGCCCTTGCTAACTATGGCAGAGGTCAAGAGCTACAGTACCAGATGGAGAAATCAGGTAAAGAGTTAAAGAGAGACATCGAATGGGCTCTTCTTCATAACGTTGGCTCTGTGAAAGAGACTGCTGTAACTGGTCGTGAAACAGCAGGTTTCCGTGGACTAGTGGCAGGACCTAAAGCTAAGTGTCCTGAGACAGGCGCTGTTGTACACGCTAATACTAAATTTTATGATAGTACTGCTACTACTGTTCTTACAGAAGCTGCTCTTTTTGGCATGACCTACAACCTTTATGTTGCTGGTTCAATGGCTAGTGTTATCATGTTCCATCCTAAACATTCTTCTTTCTTCTCTGCATTACAAGAGAAGGGTGATGGTTCTCGTGTTCGAATTTTCAAAGACACTCCAAAGTTCTCTGTTAACGTATCTCTTCTTATTGATCCGTTAGGTCAAGAATACAAGTTACTTCCTAACCGTTGGATGCCTGAAGATGCGATTTACTTCTTCTGTCCTGAAGCTTGGACTCAAATGATTCTAAGAGCTCCTCAAAGAACTAAACTAGCTAAGAGTGGTTCTTTCGAGAAGTGGATGGTAGAAGCTGAACTTGGTTTAAGACACAAGCATCCATATGCTTCTGGTGTTCTAGATCTTTCTATTACAGAAGATGCTCCGCATGATAGCTTTGATTCTGTTAAAGTATTAATCGGTCAAGAAGTTGGACCAGGTGAAGCTATTACTGCAAACTTACAAAATGTTTTTGTTGGTAGTCATATTGGTTTCACTGAAACAACTAACCTAGCTAAAGGTGATATCATCTCTATTATGAAAGATGGTATGGAAATCCATGGCCACACTATGAAAGTGGCTGGTGCAGCTAATACAACTATCTATAGCAAAACTGCTACAGTAGCTGATGCTGGTATCTACATGGTTAAAGTAACTAAAGTTGATGGCTCTTTTAAAATCTCTAAAGGTTTATCATTAGCTGTCACAACTGACTCTGGTACAGTTGATCCTGTTTCAGAAGTTAAAGAACCTGTTATTAAAGAAGATCTTGTTTCTGTAGAGAAAGAAGTAATCGTTACAGAACCAGTTATCGTTGAAGAAGTGGTTCTTACTAAATGTGAAGAAGCAGTGGAACAACCAGTTGCTAAGAAAACACGTAAACCACGAGCTAAGAAAGCTCAATAAGATTAAACAGGTGGATTGATTTCCACCTTTTATAAAGGAATATATTTAATGAGTACATTATGTTCATATGATTTGAATGGTAAGAAACTATCTTTTGCTAACTGGATTTCTAACCTTTCTCCACAAGAAACACCTTTTACATCAATGACTGGTAAAGAGTCTATTAACCAAACTCTATTCCAATGGCAAACTGATTCTCTTGCTAAAGCTACTGACAATGCTCAAGTAGAAGGCGCAGAAGCAGTAGAAGGCTCTATACGTACAACTGTTGTTAAATCCAATAACACGCAAATTCTACGTAAGACAGTTAAAGTATCTGACACAGCAAATGCGTTAGCGAACTACGGTCGTGGTAAAGAACTACAATACCAAATGGAAAAAGCTGGTAAAGAAATCAAACGTGATTTAGAATTTGCTTTCCTAAACAACGAACAAGCAGTTGCTTCTGAGCACCAAGGTCTTGGTCGTAAAACAGCTGGCTTCCTAGGTCTAGTAGCAGGTAAAGGTGCTGCTGATTTAGATACTGGAGCTATTGTTCACAAGAATACAACTACTACTAACAAACTAGTAGAAGCTGATATCTTCAACATGACTTACAACCTGTATCTATCTGGTTCTCGTGCGAACATCATCATGTTCCACCCTAAACACGCATCTATCTTCAGTTCTCTACAAGAGAAAGTTGCAGATGGTAATCGTCAACGTATTTTCGAGAACACACCTAAGTTCAGTGTTTATGTTTCTACGCTAGTAGATCCACTAGGTCAGGAGTTTAAGCTTATCCCTAACCGCTGGATGCCTGAGTCAGTTGTATATTTCTTCAATCCAACAGATTGGACTCAAATGGTTCTTCGTGCACCTTCTCGTACTAAGCTTGCTAAAGACGGCTCTTACGAGAAGTGGATGTTAGAGATGGAAGTTGGTCTTCGCCACAGACACCCGTATGCATCTGGCATCCTAGACATCACTCATTCTGATGATTTAGATGATAAGTTCTCTGAAGCTAAGGTTGTTGTTGGTGCTGCTGAGACGATGAT